ATACTTGTTATTTCGTTTGTTGTATCGTCTGAAAATGTCTCAGTAATTTTTACCACTCCGCTAGGGGTTGTAACGCTACAAACATCCGCAGCCCTTGTTACTGTTGCATCTGCTGGGGTTTTTATGTAACTAGACAAACTTGACCCCTCTTCTACTTGACAACCCCACAAATAAACAAAAGCAGTCGTACTAGTGTCTGTATCATCTACGTCCCCAGTCGTACCCCTTGGGCTAAATACTGTTGTTATTGTTGCTGCGGTGTCTGTATTGTAAACAATAGAAAGCCGATACCAACCGCTTCCGTAATTTTCAACCTTTGAACTTGTCACAGTAAAACCGCTACCATCTGCACTTGTTGTAAAAGTATTTGTGCTGAATTGATAGACTCCGTTTACTTGGTTGAGTCCAGACCCTTGCGCTCTCATAGCAAAAAAATCCCCTTCCCCTTGTTTTACAAAAACAGAGGTACAAGCATCTAAAGCACTTGAGCCGCTTTTACTAACACTATCGGATAAAAAGTTATTTGTGTTTGTAGTCGAACCCCTTTGTATTTTGTCTGCTGTTAGTTCCCCAGTAGGTGCGGTTACTTGGTCTGCTGTTACTGTAATGTCTGCTTGTTTGACCCAAGCTGCGTTATCAAACTCCTCAGATCTTATCTGTCTGTTTGTTCTTGCAGCCTCTATAAGTAAACTAGGACAATTTGTGTTAAGCCAAGTAAGCCTTGCTATATCGTCTGTAGAAGCCCCAATAGTCTCAATAAGGCCGTCCTCTCTAACCCTTGTACCAGCCCCAGCCCTTACAAAAGTAAAGTCCTTAGTACCGTCACTAGGTATAATACTATAAACCTTGTCAGCTTTGTAGCCGCTAGGTATTAAAGCTAAGATAGGGTTACTCATTGTTTTTTGGTTTTTCTTTTATCTCTTCTTTTTTCAAAGTTTCAATAATGTATTTTTTTAATTTAGTAAGGTTTGTTTCTTTTACTTTATACTTCATAAAACCCAGCCTTTAAAGGTTGTGTCT